TACCTTAGAGGGAGAGAATACCAATTTTATTAGTTTAAACTTCCCGCAAGGGCTCTTATTTGCTTGTTTAGTAGAAGCCTATGGATTTTTAAAAGGTCCCATGGAGATGTTGACACTATATGAAAACAAGTATAAACAGGAACTAGAGAAATTTGCAGCAATGCAAATTGGAAGAAGACGAAGAGACGATTATACGGACGGCACAGTTCGTATACCAATCGAGTCTCCGCCTCAATAACAAGGAGTAAATTATGGCAATAACATCAGCAGTGTGTACATCATTCAAAGTTTTAATCCTTAAAGGTCAAATGGATTTCACAGCTTCGACTGGCGACACATTCAAAATTGCTTTGTATACAAGTTCAGTGACTTTAGGAGCAGGTACAACTGATTATTCCGCTACTAATGAAATTACAAATACATCTGGAACTGCTTACACGGCCGGAGGAGAAGCGCTAACTAGCGTCACTCCAACGTCTAGTGGAACGACTGCATTTTGTGATTTTTCTGACGTTTCATGGACCAGTGCTTCGTTTACCGCGAATGGGTGTTTAATTTATAACACGACAACGGGTACAGGCACAGGAACAACTGATGCTGTAGCTGCCATTGCTTTTGGTGGAGATAAGACAGTTTCAAGCGGAACTTTTACAATTCAATTCCCAACAGCTGACGCTTCGGACGCTATACTAAGAATAGCATAAGGAGAACCTCCTTATGGCTAATACTTGGAATAAAGCCGGCACAACCTGGGGCTACAATTCTTGGCAATCTGATACCGTTACTCAAGAACCTAGTGGTCAAGCCGCAACTGCGAGTATTGGAAGTGTTACAGCTTACAATGAAGCAGGTTGGGGTTCTGATACTTGGGGTACAGAAAACTGGGGCGAATCAGGTTTAAGTCTTTCAGTTACAGGTTTTGGTTTAACTCTTTCTTTAGGAACCGCGATCGGCGAAGTTAATGTTGGTTGGGGTAGAGATAGGTGGGGTGATAATAGCTGGGGTGATGACACAGTCACTATCACACCAACTGGTGTTGAAGCTACTGCACTCAGTGGAATAAATACGTGGGGTAATAATCTTTGGGGTCATGGTGCATGGGGCACTTATACCATTGATTATGCAATTAGTGAACTTCCTACTGGAGTCTCAGCAACTGTTTCCTTAGGAACCGTTACTGAAACTAGATCAAGTACTCAAACACCAACCGGTGTAAGTTCAACTGTTTCTTTAGGTTCTATATCCATTAATAATGGGGCCGATCATACTCAAGGATTATCCGGCCAATCAGCAACTGCTTCAGTTGGATCATTTGGTTTTGCCTGGATTGATTTCCCAAGTGGGGTTTCTGCTACAACTTCTATCGGAAGCCTTACAATTACTAGTGTTGAATTAATAGATATTACTGGTGTTTCTGCTACAGCCAGTGTAGGATCAATTAGTCCTACTGAAATGGCTGTAGGCTTGACAGGAGTGTCGGTTACAGGCAGTGTAGGATCAATTAGTCCTACTGAAATGACGATGGGATTAACGGGAGTTTCTGCAACAGCAAGCGTCGCGGATATGACGACCTCGAGTGGAGGTGGAATTTTTGCATATGCCGATATTGACACTGGTTCAAATAAAACTTATAGTAATGTTGCAACTGGATCAAATATTACGTATACAGATGTGACAACACCGTAGGAGAAAATTTATAAATGGCTTCAACATATAATAATTTAGGAATAGAACTTCAGGCAACTGGCGAAAATGCCGGTACATGGGGTACCAAAACTAATACAAATTTAGATTTAATCGCAGAAACATGGGGTTATATATCCATTGATATGGCGGCTGCCGACGTCACACTTGCAATGACAAGTGGTTCAGAATCAAACGGCAGAAATTATATTTTAGAATTAACAGGAACATTAGCAGGCAATAGAGTATTAGATATTCCAGCTCAAGCAGGTTCACCTGCAGCAAATATCGAAAAAGGATATATTATTGTTGATAAAACAAACAGAAGCGGTTCAGCATTTAGTTTAACTTTTAAGGTCACAGGAGCTACTGGAATTACTTTACGAGCACTTCCACAAAACAAATCAAGTGCACCAGTAACAACTTTCTGTTATCACAATGGTACAGATATTATTGATGCCTCGAAAGATGTGGCTATTAGTTTTACCGATGGTCAGTACATTGCAGATAATAGTGGAAATGAATTAGTAACCTTTGGGGTTGTAGCCTCAGCTGTTAATGAAGTTAAAGTCACGAATGCTGCAACAGGAACTGCAGGCCCAATTATTGCAGCAAATGGAGAATCAAATGTTAATCTTCAATTAAGACCCGCAGGAACAGGAGTCATTACTGTAGGAACATCTGCAGCAAATGCGACTGTTACTTCCAAGGGTGCTCACGATTTAATTTTATCAACAAATGAAGGTTCAAGTTCAGGAACCATAACTATAACGGATGCGGCTAACGGAAATATTACTCTTACACCTAATGGTACAGGAGAAGTTCAAGCTACTGATCAAGCAGATGCAACAGCAGCAGTTAAAATTGCAGGCTTAGAAACTATGTACGTACCCGCAGTAGCAATGTATCCAGAAACAACTAATGGAGCTGAACTTGCTCAAACAGTGCTTACAGCTGGAAACCCTGAATTAAAAGCTATGGCTTTTGATACTACTACAGCAGAAGCAGTACAGTTTAATGTATGTATGCCTAAATCATGGGATGAAGGCACAGTAACTTTTCAAACTTTTTGGTCTGCATCTTCAACAAATACAGGCACCGGTGGTTTTACCCTTGCAGGATGTTCAGTAGCTAATAACGTAGATTACGATTTAGCTTTTGGAACTGCAGTGGCTAATACAGCACTAGCAGCAAGCGGAACTCAAGATGATTTAATGGTTAATGCTGTAAGTGGAGCAGTTACTATTGCAAGTGCAGCAGCTGATACAAATACAATTTTTAGATTAGTACGCGATACTGGTACAGACACTAATACTGGTGATTTAAGATTAGTGGGAATAAAAATATTCTATACAACAGACGCTGCTAACGACGCATAGGAGAAATAGAATATGTCTTTTGGATATCAAGTTTTAGGATTTGGATCAGGTGGCGGAGCAGCCCCTTATGAAATGTCATATATATGTGTGGCAGGTGGCGGCGGCGGAGCCGCAATGGGCGGCGGCGCAGGTGGCGCTGGCGGTCTAAGAAGTTCTTATGGTACAACATCTGGAGGTGGCGCTGCAGCTGAATCCGTTAAAACGGTTGAGGCTGGAATAGCATTAACTATTGCAGTTGGTGGAGGTGGTCCAGGCGGACAAGGAAGTCAAGCAGGAACCACAGGAAGCGCTGCTTCTATTACCAACGCAACATGGGGCGAAGATGTTAGCTGTACTGGCGGAGGATATGGTCAGCACAATTCTAATGGCGGAGCCGGAGGTTCAGGTGGTGGAGGTGGTTTTACTTCAACGGCAGGAGCTTCTGGAACAACAAATGAAGGATACGCTGGAGGTAGTTCCACAAGTGGAGCATCCCCTCATGCAGGAACTGGAGGTGGCGGAGCAGTTAGCGTTGGAGGTCAAGGAGGCGGTTCGACTGGTGGACAAGGAGGATCGGCACTTTCTATTTCAATCACAGGATCTGCTGTCGATTATGGCGGCGGAGGCGGTGGCGGAGTAAGAGGAAGCGGAACTCCTGGTGAAGGAGGCAATGCCGGAAGTAGCGGCGGAGATGGCCAAACCACAGGGACCCCTAATCCGGGAGTTGCAAACACCGGCGGAGGTGGTGGCGGAGGAGGCCATGAAGGACACTCAGGTGATCCAGGCGGAGACGGTGGTAAAGGAATTGTTATTTTAAGGATGCCGACTGCTAATTTTTCAGGCACAGTCACAGGTTCACCCAATGAATCTACCGATGGAACCGATACAGTTTTAAAATTTACAGGCGACGGGAGTTATACAACCTAATGGCATTTTTTGCGAAATTAGATGGAGATAATAAAGTAGAATCAGTTCATTCACTCCATGATAATGAATGCCCTACAGAAGAGGTTGGAATAAATTTTTTAAAAAACCTTCATAAGACAGGAGATGTTTGGAAACAAACGTTTCAAGATGGAACAAGAAAAAATTATGCTGGAATAGGTCATACTTATGACGAAACTAGAGATGCCTTTATTCCCGTAAAAGAGTTTGATAGTTGGACTTTAAATGAAACTACCTGCCAATGGGAAGCACCTACACCTAAACCTGCAGGACCCTATAAGTGGGATGAAGATACCCAAGCCTGGGTCTCTTATTAATTATTCCTTTTTCTAAAATTTATTTAAGTAAGCTTTAATAGGTTGAACAATCTATTAATTAAAGGTATATTTAGTTAGAAAGTTATGAAACAATTATTTTTTCTTGCTGGACTACCACGAAGTGGTTCCACTTTATTAGGCGCTTTATTAAATCAAAATCCAAATCTTTATGTGTCTCATACCTCTTCTTTTGTAGAAATTCTATGGCGTGATTATTCCATATGGAATGAGGAACGTTATGCTGAGGATTTTCTGGGGACCAAAATGAAAAATATGAAGATTCCTTTTCTTCAAAAGGTCTCTCAAAATTATTTTTCAGAACTCACCGATAAACCTATTGTTCTTGATAAAAGAAGAGCGTGGCAAGCATTACAGAACATTAAAATGTATAGGGAAATCTTTGGCAAAAATCCTAAAATTATTTGTTGTGTTCGTAAGATAGAAGAAATTATAGCATCTTATAAATCGCTACATTTAAAAAATAAAAAGGAGTGGCATCCATCATTCTTACAAGGGAATGTCTTTGAGACCTCTTTTATTCATTTAAAACGAACGTGGAGTTCTGAATTTAAAACGTGTTTATTACTTATTGAATATAAGGATTTGGTTGAAAAGACTCAGGCTACCCTCGACAGAATTTATGAGTTTATTAACCAACCTTCTTTTTCCCATAATTTAAATAACATTAGGTCTAAGGATCCTTTGAAAGAAGCGGAAAAGCTCTATAGTTTAAAAGGCATGTTTAAATTGCCTTCTCGCATTAAAAAAAGTACAACTAGTATAAAGATATTAACGGATGAAGAATATAATTCTTATTCCTTAAAAAATTTTTGGAAAGACAATGACACGAGTTCTTACTCAGCATAAATTCTATCGCTTTGGTCCTTATCTTGCTGAAATGGCGGTTGAGCCTGATTACTGTGCAAGATTATTAGAGACAGGAAAAAAATTAAAAAAATCCCATAAAGAACATCTAGTGGGTCAAATTGATCATGAATATACTTATGATTTTAAAAAAGATCCTTGGATCGTTGAGAGATTTCAAGTTTATATTAATACCTGGATAGAGGGTTGGAAAAAATTTTCTCTAAAACCTGACTTTAATCCCAAGTCTGAGTTATTTAATATGTGGATTAATCGAATGAAAGCGAAGGAATATAATCCTCCCCATATTCATACGAATTGTTCATTATCTTTTGTTCTTTGGTTAGAGGTTCCTCCTGCCATCCTGAAGGAAAAGAATCTAACATCGGCTCCGAACCCAGGCACGACGACTTTTGTCTATGGAGAGGATCGATGGAATATTGTTAGTGAGCAAACTATTGTCCCTAAAGTTAATACAATGGTCATGTTTCCAGCCCATTTAAGACATTCAGTGATGCATTTTAATTCAAAGGTTATTCGTACCTCCGTGGCGGGAAATATTAAATTTACATAATAACGCCGATATAGTATAGATAAAGGAGAACGAGTTTTTCTATGCTACAAAAAATAGGCTTTTTACCAGGATTTAACAAACAAGTCACCCCGACCGGTGGAGAATTCCAATGGCAGGGAGGGGCTAATGTTCGCTTTCGTTATGGAACTCCCGAGAAAATAGGAGGATGGGAACAGCTTGGAGATGATGCTTTAATAGGAGCTGCACGAGCTCAACACCACCTTATTAATAATGCGGGAACCAAATACTCCATCATTGGAACCAACCGAATTTTATATGCATATAGTGGAGGAGTCTTTTACGATATCCATCCCATTAAATCTACCACTACTGAAACGAATGCTTTCACAACCACTAATGGATCGACCGAAGTAACAGTTACCACTTCTACCAATTTAGGATTAGAGCCCGGTGACATTCTATTATTTGATAATTTTACAGCGATCACAAATTCTAATTATGTAGCTGCTGATTTTGATGTTAAAAAATTTATGGTTACGACCGTCCCAACCAGTACAACTTTTACCATTACCATGACGGCTGGTGAAGGCGGCTCAGGAGCTACTACATCTGGAGGAATAAGAATTCAAGTTTATTATCCTGTAGGTCCCGTTCAACAGGCCGCAGGTCATGGATTTGGAACAGGACAATGGAGTGGTACGGTTTCTATTGCAGCAACATCAACTTTATCAACAGCGTTAGCTGATGATGCCAGTGATACGACTGTTGTTGTAGCAGACTCTACGCAATTTGAAACAGATGTGAGTGTGTCCTCACCTGGATATGTTTTAATAGGAACTGAAGAAATTAGCTACACAGCTAATGACACAGGTACTGGAACTCTAAGTGGAGGCGCTCGAGCTCAACGAGGAACTACCCAAGCAGCTCATATTCTGGGAGTCACGGTTAAAGATACAACAGATTATTTTGGATGGGGCAAAGCCTCTGGCGCTGACTTTACCATTGATCCGGGGTTATGGGTCATTGACAGTTTTGG